GTCCGTACTCGCCCGGTGCCCACGGGAGTTGGACCATCACGACGTGCGCCGCAGCGTGGAGCGTGAGGCCGGTGCCCATGGCGGTGATGTTGCCGATGATCACGTCGGCGTTGCCGGACTGGAACGCATCGACGGCCTCGGCCTTGGCCTCGGAGGTCATGCCACCGACGATGGTGACGACACGGGCCTCGCCCACGAGCGAGGAGTACAGCGCCTCAACGACGCTCTTGTGGTGGGCGAAGACGACGACCTGCTCGCCCTGCTCCACGAGCGACTGGATGTACTCCACCGACGCCTTGGCCTTGGCATTGCCGTCGGCCTCCCACAGGTGCATGAGTTGGGTCACGGCCTCGGCCTTCATGGCACGGTGCATGGCGGCGTCGCCCTTGGTCTCACGGACCCACGAGAGGAAGTCACGCTCGGCACGGCGGTACTCGGCGGCGTCACCGTTGATCACGAGCGAGCGCACGGCGGTGGTGCGCTCCGGGAGGTCCAGCACGGCCTCGCGAGGGACCGAGACGTAGCACGAGCGCACGAGCGCCTCACGCAGGCCCTCGGGGTCCGAGCAGCCCACGGCGACACGGATGTTCGCACGACCGGTCCACACGGTCTCGGTGATGCACCATGCGTCCATGAACCGGGTCCACGAGTCGCCACCGGACACGGCCTTGGCGTTCTCACGACCGGTGATGCGGAGCGGCTGGTACACGTCGACCACCCGGTTGGCGACGACGGTGCCGGTGGCAGCGACGACGATGCCGTCGGCGGGCAGTTCGTCGGCCAGCAGAGCGAGCGCCTTCGACCGCTTGGCGTCACGGCTCTTGAAGCGGTGCGCCTCGTCAGCGAAGACGTTCGACGGTGCCCACGCCCGGATGTCATCGATGCGCTTGGCGAGCACCGAGTCACCGAGGATCACCACGTCGGCGTCGGGCAGCGGTGCGGCCTTGGTGCCGGTCACGACGGCCACGGTGAGGTGCGGGTAGTCGGCGGCGAACTCGTTCGCCCACGGGCTGATGCGGAGCGACGGCGGGACGACGACCAGCGAGCGCTTGCCTTGGGCAGCCTCGGCGGCGACGACGGCCTGCATGATCGCCGTCTTGCCCAGCCCCGGCTGGAGGCCGAGCAGGACACGGCGCTGACCGAGGATCGACTCCACGGCGGCGAGTTGGTAGGCGTACAGGGTCTTGGTGGCTGGGGCGACCGGGAGCACGAAGCCCTCGGTGGGAACGACTCGGGTGCCGTCGAACGTGGACGTGGCGATGGCATGGGCGACGGTGCCCTCTGCTGCGCCTCGTTCTGCTGCGGCTCGGATGGTGTCGAAGATGGTGGTCATAGGGCGGCTCCGTTGGGGTAGGGGATGGGGGCCGAGGCTGAGGGTAGGGCACGGGTGCGTCAGTTGCAAGTATCTCGATCCCTTGCGGCGTAGCAGGGCCTGAAACGCTCGTTTCGATTCGCATTGCGTTTATTGGACTTTTGAGCATGTCGCTGTTCAGGAAAGTCAATGAAATCAAGGCTTTCTTGCACGTTGAAGGCTCAGAAAGGGTTCGGGGTCATTTCGCTTATACGGGCCTGCGAGCACATCGGGTGGGTGGTTATGGCCTGAATAGCCCCGAGGCGCTTAGAACGCAAATGAGGGGCCTCTCAGGGCAAGTGAGCGAAACCCTTGCTCATTGCCCCCGAGAACGAGAAAGGCCCCCTCCCGGTGGGGGAGAGGGCCTCTCGTGGTGCGCTGTTCTCGGTCAGCGGCGCTTGGCGGCTCGCTTGCGGGCCGCTTCGATCTCGGCCTTGGGGGTGCTGCCGATGCGAGCGGCGTACACCTCGGCCACGAGGTCGACCGACTCGGGCGGGTACGACGGGTGGTGATATGCCACGGTGCCGTCGCTGAACGTGCGGGGGTACGCCGAGTTCCAGTCGAACGCATCGGTGAGCCACGCCTTGGCGGCGGCGATGGTCTTGAGACGCTCACGGCTGCCACCGTGGCCGATCACGAGACCGCCGTCGATGTCCTCGGGCACGAGGGCCTTGGCGGTCTTCTTGGCGAGGCGCTCGGCCTTGGCGGCGTCACGTTCGGCACGGGCGGCGGCCTTGTCCTTCGACTCGCCGTTGGTCCACTCCACCGGAGCAGTCGGGAAGCACACCGAGCACAGGATCGAACCGTGCGCTTCGACGGCGTCGGCCTCGGTCAGACCCGACAGGGCGGGGAGCCATGCGTACTCGGTCGTGACGTAACAGGTGCTGCACGAGGTGTCCCGGTGGATGTGCCCGTTGCTGTTCAGCACGAGGAAGAACCGGCTCCAGTGGTGCTGGCGATACAGGTCGACGTACGGCGCAGCATCGGCCTCAAGGCGGGCGATGGCGGCGAGGTTGTGAGCACGGCTGTCCCAGTACTTCTGCGGGTCACGACCCTGCTTCTCGGCACGTTCGATCTCGCTCTCGTGGAACCGGACGTACTGACGCTCACGGGCGATCTTCCCGTACAGGTCGGCCAGCACCGTGTCGACGGCAACGGCGAGATCGTGGACCGTGATGGTCACCGAGCACTCATGGTTGAAGACGGTGCCGTCGAAGCAGTCGGGGCAACCTTCGTCGCCGCAGGTGTCGCAGAACGGCCTCCAGCCGTACTGCTCGCAGTTGCAGTGCAGTGCAGGGATCGTGCTCGGGATGGTGATGGTGGTTTCCATAGGGCGGCTCCGTTGGGGTAGGGGATGAGTGCCACCGGCAAGTGTACGGATCGCTTGTGACCGGTTCAAGTACCAGTTTCCGAGCATCGACACCGTCGAACAGGCCCCTCAGATGCCCTCAGATCGCCTGCGAGCACTCGGGTGGGGTGGTTGTACCCGAGAGGCGCACGAGGCGCTCTCAGGGGCATACAGGGGGCAATGAGACGAAATCCTTGTATCGCAGCACAACGACAAAGGCCCACCCCGGAGGGTGGGCCTCGGTCGACCGGGGAGTCGGTGGGGCTAGAACCGTGAGGCGCAGTTCGGGCCGATGCCACGGGCACGAGAGTCCTCGTCGGTCAGGTGACGGTGGCACACGCCGCAGCGACCGATCTCACGCCCGTAGGTGGCGAGCGCCTCGGAGATGTCGTCGGTGAGCACGAGCGCCCACAGCGCCGACTCGGCCTGAGCGAGAGCGAGGCGCTGGTCGTTGTGACCACCGATGACCCGGTACACGGTCGTGACGTTGTGGTCACGGACGACCCGGACGAAGTCCAAGTCGTTGTTGCCGGTGGCGCTCGGGATGGCGACGTGCAGGTCGGGACGGGCGGCTCCCGACTCGCCCGCACGGTCGAACAGGTCGGTGGCGAACGCTTCGATGTACGCACGGCGAGCACGCTCGGCCTCAAGGGCTGCCATGCGCTCAGCACGCTCGGCCTCGGCCTTGGCGAGACGCTCGGCACGCTCGGCCTCCTCAGCGGCACGACGATCCTCGTCGGACTGGTTCGCACAGCCCGAGCAGAACGTGAGCCAGCCACGAGAGGTGGCAGCGGCGAAACCAGCGGCGGTGTCGACCGTGTCACCGCAGACCGTGCACGCCTTGGCGAAGCGGTTCGGGATGACCCGAGTCGGTGAGAACCGAACGAGACCAGCCGGGAGGGTCGCTGCGTTGACGAGCGGTCGAAGCACGTCGGCCACGGCCTTGAGGTTGCTGATCACCTGAGAGGCGTCACGCTTGTCGACGGGCTGACCGCCGAGGATGGCGACGATTGTGTCCTGCACTGCGGCGACCTTCGGAGTCACTGCGGCGAGGACGACATCGTTGCCCTGCTCGGCGGCGAGGGCGCAGCCCTTCTCGGCGTCCGAGAAGAGGCTCTTGATGAAGTCGATCTGCTTGGTGGATGCGGGGTTCGTGGTCATAGGGCGGCTCCGTTGGGGTAGGGGATGAGTGCCAGTTCTGAGGGTAGGGCATGGGTGTGACAGTTGCAAGTATCCCGAACCGTATCGATACCGGCCCGAAACAGAGCGCCCTTAGAACTAGTGCAGGCGATCCCCCGAGCACCTCGGTCGACGGCGATGTCGACATCGGACGTGACGAGCGTCACTCTCATGGTGGGTGTGACGGCGGTCACCCTCAGTAGTCGTAGTCGTCAGGCTCCCTGACGTAATCGCCTGCGTAGTCACAGTCCTCCTCGGTGCACCACCACTCTGCCCAGCCCTTGCCGCTCTTCTCGTCAACGGACTCATTGCCGCACTCGGGACAGGTGCCGTACTCCTTGTAGTACTCGTCGTGCATGCGGTCCCACGAGGCTTCCCATGCACGTTCTGCACGGTCCCACGCTCGCATGCGTGCAGCGTCATTCATCACTCGCTCCCTTCACCGAGCAGCGACCACAGTTCCACCGCACGGAAACCAACAATGATCAGCGATGCGACGACGACCACGGAGACGAGTACATCTCGGTAGCCGTCGCCGTTCGTCTTCCAGTTCCAAGACCTCTCCGAGAGAGTGATTCCAACAACTGTTCCAAGCATCACTCCGAGAACAGTTCCAACAAATGCTCCAAGCATCATTCCTCCACTGTTACGAGACTGAGTCGTTGCGAACAGAACTTGCACTTTCCAAGCGAGTTGTAGACCGCCACGGTCCACTCACGACATGCACACTTCGCAGTGCCGGTTGTGAACGTCCAAGAAAGTTCTGACGGTTCTGCATGGATGTTCGCACTGATGATTCGATCACTCACTGGCGCTCCACAACTGCGTTGAGAAGAGCGAGAGCAATCGATCTTGCGATCTGTTCTCCGTGCTCACCGTTGGTTGCGTTGAACGTGAGCGAAGTGTCGCCCCACGTCATGGTGAGCGACGTAGATGTGACATCGACGTTCGGAACAATCGATACATGTTTGAGAATTTCGGTATCGATACTCACATCAAAGCCTTGTGATAGTTGTGCACGTCACGAGCAAACGCTGCCGCCTGTCGTGCAGTTTCGAACTCACCGAATGCGGACACGGTGTTGATGCGTCCGTCGACACATTCACGAACGGTGTATCGACGCTCGCTGTTCCATGCGCCGTGATTGTCCTGTTCACTCGTGATGAAGAACCGACCGTTGTACACGGTGCCGTGGATGCGAGAGTTGAAGAACTGCATCGTGTGCTTGTCGAAGAAGTTGAAACCAGCGTCGGCGTTCGCCTTCTTGATTGCTTCGATTGATTGGTACTCAGTAGTCATCGGCATCACCTTCCTGTTCAAGGCCAATGAGAAACTCAAGGCCGTCTTCCTCTTGAAGAATGCTCATGACGAGAGCGGTTGCGATGCGCTTGCATCCTTCACAGATCGCCGGGTCATCGTGCGATAGGAGTTCCGAATAGAACTCGTACGGCAGCCCCTGACGACCGCACATGCTCTCGTCACCCTGCGGTTCACGAGCGAAGTGGATCGTGCCGTAACCCATCTCGCCGTGCTCGTCCTCTTCGCACCAGTCAGTGAGTACGAGAGAGATATCAACGGTCATTGGAACGATCATCAGAGCACCTCCTCGCCGGAGAGAAGCGAATCGATGATCGCCTCCAGTCGGAAGTTCTCCATGACGGCCCACGCTGGTGCGGACGACCGTCCCTTGTAGAGCGTGCCCTCGGGAAGAGCGACGAGTTCGTCGGAGTCTCCATCCATCATTGCTTCGATGGCGTCGACACAAACCGGAACCATCTGCTGCGGAACGGGCGGGTAGCAGTTCGCAGCAAGATGCCACGAGACTGCCTCCCGAACTGACGAGCGTGATGCCATGTCGTATGCGCTGAGGTATCCCATCAGACGCCCACCTCCTGTTCTGCTTGAACTTCACTGTCGGACTCTGCCTGTTCCCAACGTGCTCGTGCCTCAAGCACGAGCCGTTCGGCCCAGCGCTTGGTGTCAGCAACGGTGCCGCCCGAAGACAAACCGATGGTGGCGAAACCACCGGGTACACGGTGCTGAAGGTGCCACCAGTTGCTCTGTGACTTGTCCTTGAAGAACAGCGCTTGGTAATCGTCGCTGACGTAACGGTTGCCAGCCTTGTGGAATCGCACTCGTTTCACTGACATATCACTTCACCTCCTTGAGGGTGACGACCGGCGTGGGCTTGGAGATTGCGATCTCCGACACCACGTTCTCCGGGAACGAGGAGGCGAGCAGCCTCCAGCGAGCAGGGGCGATCTTGCGAACGGTGATGGCTTCGAAGTCGGCAGCCGGGAGCAGAGTCTCGGCGGCGAGCACGTCGAAGTCCAGCACGTCACGCAGGACGAGTGTGGCCCGGTAGCCCTCGGCCTCAAGCACGCCCTCGTCGGGGCAGACCTTCAGCAGAAGGGCCTTGGCGGCCTCAGCCTCGGCCTTGGCGGCGTCGGCCTTCGCCTTGGCCTTGGCGTACGCCTTGAGGGCGTCGACTCGGCGGGCGGTGGGGTTGATGGTGGTGGGGTTAGTTGCCATAGGGCGGCTCCTTGGGGTTGGGTTGATCAGACGATGAAAGGATACGGGATGCTTGTGACAGTTGCAAGTACCTATGACGGCCAAACGTACGGAAGGTCGTCAGGTGTGTCCGGGAACAGCGGGCCGTAGTGGTCCGGGGCCTTGCGGACGAGGTTCGAACGGTGGGACAGGTGGACTGCTTCGACACCGAGCCACAGGGGTTCAACGTCTCCCCACATCGACCCGTGCTCGTTCGCTAGATCGGTGACCTTGGCGTAGCAGGTGTCGGTGTAGCCACGCATGACCCACTCAGAACAGATCGTGCGGGTGTAGTCGAACAGCAGCCACTCGTGACCTCGCCACATCTTCGCTGCCGGGTGATTGACCCAACCCTTGGTCATGCCGGACAGAGCACGCAGCAGTTGCAGTCCTTCGACCCGCTGCTTGCCGAGGCGCTGTCGATCCAGCACAACGGCGCTCTGTTCGAATGATGCGTACGGGAGGAACGTCTGCATCACTTGTCCTCCGAGCATGACTTGCAGAAGTAGACGACCACGGTGCCCTCGTGAGTGGTCCAGCGCTCCACGACCAAGTCGTCATCCATCGGGTAGTCGTCACCGCAACCTTCGCATTCAAAGTGCGTGTCCAAGTACTCGTCGGTATCGGTGGCAGTCCACGGTGCACTGCAACCACAGGCGCACGTCGGCTGAGTCGAATGGCTGGCCTCGTCGTTGAGTGACGAGTATTGGAGTTCAGTGACAACGCACTGAAGGTCGACGGACTCGCACCACAACTTCGCTGCATCGATGGTGAGGAACCCACCGGAGTAGACGAGGTCTGACATATCTACGTCGGCCCACACCTCGGCGTGGAACGGGAATGCGAAAGGGTCATCGCTGTCGTTGCTCCACACGGCGAGGAGTTCGACGGCGAATCCTTCTGCCGTGAAACCGTTCTCGTCCTGCTTCCAGTCGTAGGTCATGGTCTTCATAGGGCGGCTCCTTGTGGGGCTTGGTTGATCAGACGATGAAAGGGTACGGGATGCTTGTGACAGTTGCAAGTACCAACGTGGACAGCGCCGAAACGCCTTCGATATCCTTGTCTTTCATGGGCAAAGGAAAGAAAGGCACAGGAGTCCGCTCCGGGCAGCGCACCCGATTGAACCCGTTGACGGGAGAGCGTGAGACTGTGTCGGGAACCAAGGCCGGGAAGAAGCGCTTCCGGTTGTCGTATGGCGATCCTCTTCGGACTCACGACAAACCGAAGCGGCACAGCAGCGACGACTAGAGCCTTCGGTCTCTATCGATACTCCCGAACCATATGCCGTGGCGCTGCATAGCGCTCGGTAACTTCTCCCATTCGCTGCGGCACTCTTTCTGCACGGTGCACGAGTCGCAGTACTTCCGTGCTTCCATCAGACCGGACGGTATTGTTTGCTTCGGGAAGAAGAGTTCGATGTTTGCCCCACGACATGCAGCGTTCTGTCGCCATTTCTCTTCTCTTGCAACAACAATGTCGGCAATCAGATCGAAGATGTCTGTGCCGTTTCTGTCGGTTCCCCTAGTTGGCATCGGAGCAGCCTACCTCTTCCCCTCAATCATCTCTTGCATGGCGTAGTAAAGCGCCTCTGCGATCTCGTCCACGTCCCATCCCGACTCGTGAAGCGTGTTCCACAACCGCACCAGTTCGTCCCACTGAGGTTCGATGGTTAGGGGTTTCTCATAAGCGTTGTACTTGCTGGGACCTGTTGGCCCGCTTATGACAGCGTCCTTGTCCGGCTTTCGTTTGCGAGGAGAACGTGTTGAGTCCTCGTAAGGGTTGCTGCGTTTGATGTAGCGGTCGTACGGGTTGTAGTCGTACGGGCTGTGGTCATAGGGGTTGTTGGTCATATCACCCATGTATCGATATCCTTATGAGATGGCCGCCAATAAGAAGTCACCAGCGAAGAAACCAGCGTCGAAGTCTGCTGCGAAGAAGAAAGACGACGACGACAAGAAGGCAATCAAGTACGTGCGTGGTGGAGCCATCTGCGACCCGAAGGAGAAGGGCGCTCGCCTAATCCGAGGAAGCGGGAACCCTGCCGTATGTCGTACAACTCCCGGCAAGGACCCCCGCCCTCGTTATCGTGCCGCTGGCTCGTAGTCACTGAGACAGGGCGTCCTTGAGCGCCTCGTAGATCGGCACGATGTCGTAAGGCAGACCGGACTGCCCACGGAACTCAGCATCGGCTGGTCGGTTCTTGAGGAAGCGCTCGGCGTCCGTTCGTTTGATCGTGATGGTCACGAGCGGCTCGGTGAGAGACGCCTGCTTTCGCATGGCGTGGTCTCGGACGATGCTGCCGACGTTGACCGGTGTCATGCCGTACTTGTCAGCCAACTGACGAAGGGTGATGCCACCGGCCTCGTACAGGCTGACGATCTCAGCGTTTCGTTCGACGTTTTGTAGCGACCGACGTGGTGCTGGACGCTGCACAAGACCGTTGCGTCGAAACTGCATGATCATGATCCTGACGCTGGACTCCTTGAGCGAGTACTTCGATGCAAGATCGGACAGTGACATACCGGCGTCGTAATCGGCAGCCATCTGACGGTTTCGTTCGTCCTTTGGCTTAGCGCCACGGCGCTTAGGTGCGGGTGATTCGATGGTTTCCATAAGGCGGCTCCTCAGAAAGGTGAGTCGTCTGCGACGTACTCGCAGACTTGGTGGACTAGTACTTCGTGCCGAACGATGTTGCCGTCATCGTCGGTCAGGTAGAGAGTCGACAGCGCCTTGCTGGCATTGGCGACCCATGCTGTTTCCGCAGCCTCGTAGGTGACCTTCGTACAGGTCGGGCAGTCAGGCCCGCATGTCACGAGGATCACCTCGTAGCCGTAGATCGGTGTCGATAGAACAGTGGTCATGTATCTCCTCTCAGGAGAGGGAGGGAGCCGTGGCCCCCTCCCCTCCTGTCTGATGTCTGATCAGAACGGTTCGACCGGGTCGATGGTCGGAGCCGGTCCATTCTTGGCGACCTGCTCGTCGTTGAGCAGCATCGTGATCGACCGGTCTTGGATGATGGCCTCCACCTTGGGCTGCTCCTGCGGGGAGAACATGGCCTTGAACATCCACAGAGCCGTGTCGACCCCGTAGACCTCCACGTCCTCGCACAGGCGGCTGAGCGCCGACGTGCCGACCGGAGTCGTGATCGACCGACCACTGCGGGCCTCACGGAGTGCCTGACCCAGCAGGCGCACGCTGGCGCTCGGGATCAGTTTCTTCTCCACGGCCTCGTCGTAGCCCCACGGAATCCAGCGGAACCGGTTGGTGAACGCCTCGTTGAGGCTGCCAGCACCCTTGTAGCCGGGGTTCATGGTGCCGACGATCCACAGGTCGTCGCTGGCGTTGACCACGTCGGGCATGAACACCTCGGTGCCCTCGTGTTCGAAGCGCACCGCACGCTGACGGTTGACGAACGCACGGCGGTGGTCGGTCAGGGGATGGAGGGACGACGTGACCCGCTCGGGCATCATGTTGACCTCGTCAAGGTAGAGCACACCACCGGCTCGGGCTGCGAGATCGCAGACACCGGGGAGCCACACGAGGCGCTCCTGACCGTCGGGGGTCGTGAAGGCGGTGGGCTGACCGAACAGGTCGAAGTCGGTCACACCGTTCGACCCGGAGAGGGTGAACACGGGGAGCGGCTTGCCCGAAGCGGTGCGCTTACCGGCGAGCACTGCGAGCACCTGCACGAGCAGCGTCTTTCCGGCCTGCGTGTCACCGACGAGCAGCACGTTGTCCTTCTTGTCGTAGAACGACAGCAGGAAGTCCGTGTCGCTCTGACCGTTGGGGACGTTACGGCTGACGTAGCCCTTGAGGATCGACGGGTCCGGTCGCCACGGGTCAAGGCGTGGATCGTTCACATCGGTGATGTTGCCGGGGATGACGATGCGCTCGTTGGCCTCGGTCGGGTGGGGGACGCTGTAGCCCTGAGGCGGCAGCGAGACCACGTTGCTGGGCTGAGCGTTGTAGGTCGACGGCGACTCCAGCAAACGGGGAAGCAGGTAGACGTGCTCTCCGTTGAAGTCGACGGTGATCTTGCGACGGCGAACCATGTCGGTGTCGGGGAAGATGGTTGGGTCCACGACGGTCACCGTGCGACCCTTCAACTTTCCACCGGTCACGACGTAGGTGTCACCGGGCTGCATCTTGCTGGTCTTGGTAGTCATAAGGCGGCTCCTGTTGGGGCTTGGTTGATCAGACGATGACGAAGATACGGGATGCTTGCGACAATTGCAATACGTAATTTCGGATTTCTTTCGTCAATCAAGGATTTCGTCTCATTGCCCCCTGTGTGGCCCTGTAATCGATTTGAGGCTCTCCCGGCTACAACCACCCCACCGAATGTCTCTCAGGCGATCTGAGAGCAATCGAACTTCGGCCAAACCTTTCAATAACGCAATAGAAATATGGCTAGATTGCACGTTTGCAGTGAGTAATAGAAACCGAGCACTTGACGCATGGTGTACTGTTTCCCCCGTCATTACTCCCTACCCCTTGAAGGAGCCGCCTTATGGCAACGAACCCTGAGAAGAAGATCGACTGGTCGACCGTTGAGATCGACACCGAGATCAAGGTTAAGAACGAACGAGGACGATTCCTCTTCAAGAAGGTGCACGACAACGGAGACGTGACCGTCTTCGGAGGATCGAACGGGAAGGCGATGTTTCGCTCATTCACCGCTGACCGGTGTCGACCCATCTACCGCCGCAAGAAGCCCGACTTGAAGAAGTAGTTGCATCTACCTCAAGCATCCCGTATCCTTGCCTTGTCTGATCAACCCACCCACTGGAGCCGCCCTATGACTACGACACCGAAGCCACGCAAACCACGCAAGAAGCAATGGGCAAGCGAGGTCGCTCGCCAAGCGCACAGCAACACCCGTCGTCGCCTTGCTCGTGAAGCCTCCGAGCGTGAGGCCCGACGGCTCGCAGATGCCCGTCATGAGATCGCCAGCGCTGCCCGTCGTGAGCGTGACCGTGAGACAAACCGCCGAACGAACATGGTGAGCAACGGCATGACGCCCCGACTCCGTGCGGTCATGAACTCATGGGGTATCAGCCTTCCCCTGTCTATCTCTCCGGCGCACAGCATCAGCGCCTACACCGACTTCAAGTCGATCACGGTCAACTACGACCACCGCCTCACGTCGAAGAAGAACTACGGCGACAGCGTCGAAGACACGGTCATCTCGGACGAGGAACTCCGTCAGATCGCCGCAGAGACCCGTGGCCTCTTCTACCACGAGGTCGGCCACATCCTCTTCACGGTGCCGTTCTACGGACTGCTGACAGCAGCGTGGTCCGAGGGCTACGTCGTCCCGTCGACCATCGCTCAGCCCGCTGCCCTTGACTCCGAGGACACCCCGTTGTCGTGGGCGGGAGGCAACATTGGTCGCCTTCAGATGGCATGGAACCTGCTGGAGGATCAGCGCATGGAGGCTGCCCTCGTTGAGGAGTCTCCCCACATCTCCTCCTACCTCACCGTCCTCGTCATGCGGAACATGGTCTCAAGCGCCAACGGCGGCGGTCCCGCCTCGTGGGCACTGGCTGCTGGTCGGTACTACTTGCCCGACACGGTTCGTGCTTCCACCCGCACCCTGTGGGAATCCCCGGTGTGGACTGCCGACGATGTGGAGAAGACCATCGTCTCCTACATGGTCGCCACGACGGCAACCGACATGGTCAAAGCGGTCCTCCGCATGATGGACATCCTCGGTGACATGAGCGTCCGGCAGACCGACTCACACGGTTCGTTCGAACGGTCCTCCAACGCTGCCTCGGGTACCGAGGAGACCAAGCAGCGCATCGCTGACACCGGTCAGAAGACCCAGCAGTCGATCCCGGCGAAGAGCGACAGCACCGAGCCGGAGAACAGCGGCCAGCAGGGCAGCGGAAACGACGAGCAGGACGACGAAGGCGGCCAGTCCGGCGACCAGCCTCAGGGCCTGACCGAGGCTTCCTCTTCCTCCTCGTCGACTTCGATGAGTGCCGGTGGTGGCGACGATGACCAAGAGTCGTACTCCTCCTACGAGGACAAGTGGAAGGCTAGGAACGACATCCGAGAAGCGCTCCAAGACGCTCTTGAGGAACTCAAGGACGACGAAGCGGTGTCCGAAGACGTTCAGGCCATGAACGAGGCTCACGCCACCGACAGCGGGGCGCTTCCTCAGTGGGGACAGGTGTCCTCCAGCACCGACGAGGAGGCCGCTTCCAAGGCCCTCGCCATCGTGGACGACATCGAACGGGCCTTCCTCCTCGCCACCGAAGACTGCGCTCCCCATTGGGAGACCGGCCAGCGGCGGGGCGTGCTGGACGTGCTTCGGTACAGCACCCGCCAGCCCGGTGACGTTGAGGTCTTCCGCAACTACACCGACGACGGTGACCCCGGACATGACCTCGCCGTCTCCCTGTTCCTAGACATCTCGGGATCGATGATGGGTACCGGCGACGAACTCGGGGCCGCAGCGTGGGCCGTGAAGGCTGCCTGTGACCGGCTCAGCATCTCCTGCGACGTGTCGCTCTTCAACGAGAACGGGTACCGGCTGTGGGAGGCTCAGGACTCCCCCGAGTACATCCCCTACGTCGGATCGGGCGGTGGTACCGACCCGACCACGGCGTTCAATTCGATCCTCTCCGAGGAGCGCCCTCAGAAGACCCACCTCGTCATCGTCATGACCGACGGTGTGTGGAACCACGACGGCATCAAGGTGTCGAACTGGAAGCACTCCAACGTCTACTCGGTGCTGTTCTTCTACGACCGGTACTCGTCCGACTCCAAGGACCTCCAGCCCGACAACCAGTTGGCCTCCAAGCGTGGTGCCGACGAGGCGTACGCCATCGGTGACCTGCTCAACATCCCTCAAGCACTGGAGAACATCCTGATCAGCCTCGTCTGATCGGGATGACTCCAAAGGAGATTGATATGACTATCAACTACGCCAAACGGAACGGATTGCTTCCAAGCGCTTCCACACAGGCAGCGCTGGGGCTGGCCCAAGCGGACATCGCCTACAGGGTTGCCAAGGCTCAGGGCACTCAGGGGGTGCCCCCAGTAATCGCCGTCGACCACGCCTACCGGGCCTCGGTGGCGATCCTGTTCTACCTGCTCTTCATCTTCCCGGTGATGATGTTCATCTCACTGTTCGTGTGGACATGGAACCCGATCATCATGCTGTGGAAGGCCGCTCAGGTAGGACTGGGCCTGCTGATCGGGCTACGCATGATCCGGTGGGTGAAAGAACCGGCCTCCAACAAACTGTCCTACGCATTCCCGACGTGGCTGCTCGTAGTTCTAGGAGCGTTCAGCATCTTCATGTTCTTCGTCTTCGCCATCGTGAAGATTCTCTCGGCCTAGAGGGAAGTTCAACCGAGCAGCATCGCCGTACAGAGAAAGCGCCTCCCGGTCATACGCTCGGGCGGCGCTTTCTTGCGTTGAATACGTGCCGAGATATCGACGCTTGCCGCCGTACTGAATGGCCGCCTGCCACCTGTTTCCCCACGACGTTAGGTAGACCCCACGATACATATGCCATTCCTACCTGTATCAGCCTCTGATAGTTACTTCAGCGTTTGGAGGTCATTCATCGATAACAGCGTCGATCACGTCTTCTGAGTCGATAGGTTGCGAAAGCATCTTGGCGTTGGTTCCAACACGATCTCCAAAGAGTCGTGAGAGAACTCCTGACCGACCACGGGCCTCCATGGTGACCTTGACGGTGTCACGGTTGTCCATGATGTCTCGCATCTTCTCCACCGATGTGAAGAGCCTGTCCAGTTCCCTGCCGACCTCGGCAGTGAGTTCCTGACCAGTAATTTCCTCGGCAAACCGGGCCTGAAGCACCCGCTGAGTCTGCATCTCAACCATGGCCTGCATGACGCTCTGCAACTGATCCTTGGACCGAATCTCCACCGGGATTGAATACGCACAGGACGCACCGGCTTGGAATCCGGGACAGCCTGACGAGGCTAGGAAGCAGTTATCGCACTGTCGTAGCGAGGTGCTGGAGGTGTGAACGATGGCCTGCTCTTCGATGACTTCAGAGCCGTCACCGTACCGCTCAGTGGACGTAATTGATGACATTCCAATGACCGGCAGGACGGTTTGGTGCCGCCCATTAGGGGACCGCGTATCAAGAAGATCGGGTGAAGAACCACGAAAGTCGCTCATAGAATTCTCCTCCGTAGTTACTTCAGCGCTTACTGGGAACGTCAATACATTACCTGTTGAAAGACTTTCAGCAAAGCGATTCCAACTGGTAACAGCCAGTCGTGCCGATTCATCAGGGTCGTCCATGAGTATCAGATCGATATCGATACCCATGGATTGGATTTCTGAGGCGTATCTCGTACGTACTTCGTTTTTGCGCTCTGCGTTGAGACGGTTCATCTTTTTGCCGTCCCAAACCTGAGTTTCGCCAAACTTCATGACCGACCACCAAGCCCCCGAAACGACGATGTCGTACTTGGCGATGGTCGGATCAGTGCTTCCAGTAATCGTTCCAAGGCAGTTTCCGGCGCTGCGTGCAGCGAGAGACCTCCGGCGCAGCGAAGCGTCCTTGAACACCCGATCCGTGACAGCGAATCCGTGAGGACGGTTCTTGGGAAGGTCACCCTCACCGTTCCAAAGAGGCAGCCAGTTGTCTCCCCACTCTGACCATGATTCAGGTCCAAGCACCCACTTGGGTTCGACCGAGGCCCTGTCGGCTACCAGATGCAGGTCTTCCAAAGAAGCGGGTCCATCGCAGTAAGCGACCCATTCATATGAGTATGGAAGGTCTAACTCCCACGAAAGAGTCTTCCTACGTAGCAGAGATGTGACATTCACAGCGATGTGAATCGCTCCACACGCTGACAGAATCTGCTGGTGGGTCGGGTTTTCGCCACCAGCGAGATAGATGTTGGTCATGTTGTTAGTTCTCGGGTTTAGGTGCTCGGATTGGTTGGACTCGTGCGGAGGGGTCAACGCCACGAGTCATACGGGTATGAACATCACCGCCGATGTTGCCTGTAGCGGCGTCATGAGCGGAACCCCAAAGGGTCCCAGTGGTGTTCTCATGGAGAAGGTCTACCTGTCGATGTAGGCGCTCAGCCGGGGAGTTTCCTACGCCGCTCATCATTGGACCGCTTCCCCACGGCATATTGGGCTGTGCTGCCGGATATCCGATATCAGTTCCCGGTTCACTGACCTGAGACATGTTGGGGTCGTGCCAAGGGGACGTGAATACTTCCTCAGGGCTTCGTCGGTTACGGGGCTGAATCTGATAGGGGCGAGTTTCGATTCCGTACAACGGCGCAATCTGCGGGCCACGCCCATAGAGCATTCCTCGTCCCTCTGAGGACATCTGATGCTCTATCCATGTCATGGGGGCGTACGGAGAGGGCCTGAACGCCGCTTTGACGGCCTTCATAGCCGTCGGTACGTATGGGTCGGCCTTGTCCATGCCTCGGCTTACCTTGCCGAAGAAGCCACCTCCGTTGGTCGCCGCAGTGCCTCCTCCATTGGGGGGAGGGGGGTTTCCGGGATAATAGGCAGAACTAGGGGGAGAAGACGGAGGAGGAGGGTTTCCGGGGTAGTAAGCAGACCTTGGTGCCTGCGGGTAGGAGGAGGTCGCTGAGGCACGGGTAGGACCAGCAGCGGGGGTTTCCGTAGGATCACCGAATAGTTCGTCGTACGTAAACCCTAGGTCAGTAGCCATGTCTTCTACTGTGCGGACAGGGCGTGGATTTGTGTCGTACCCCAAATATCGCTGCTCTAGTTCGGCAAACGGCCCCTTGGTGGGCATGCTGGGGTTCTTACGCTCGGCCCTAATGTCTTCCAAGGCCCTCGGGTTCAGACCGCTCTTGCGCTTCTTTCTAGCCATCTTCTTCTTCCACACCCTTAGAGGCCCGTAAGAGGTTCTGTCGCTCAATAGAGTCAACTAAATCATACCATGGGCTATAGGAATGTTCGTGGGACAACCTGCCGGGGACTACTCCGGGATAAGCAACCAGCATGGCTCCAACACCTGCTTCCAAGGCCGTTTGGACAGCCTTTGGATCGCTATCGATATAGAAGGCGACGTGATGACCGACGCCGATCAGTTCGTTTACGTGCTGGATCTTCCATTCCGAGTACGGAAACATGCTGTCCTTCGGATAGCAGTGGACATCGGCATAGCGGCTGAGGCGTTCTCTCGCCAGCCATGCCTTCACCCGTTCCTTGGAATGATCAGATGACAGCAGTAGGACACGGGAAGTGTCCTGAATCATTCGGTAAAGAGTGCGACCGCTTCCCGAGGACTCACAAGTGAGAATGTTCTCATAGTGAGGAGAATCGGTAAGTACACCTTCGATACTAAGGACGACGGTAGCCATGTCAGATAGTGGTTCGACGCTTACCAGTCGTCAGCCATTGAGCCGGGTCATCAATACCGAAAGTATTCAACAAGTAGTTCCAAGGCACCGGTCCAAAGGTCTGAGGCATGGTCACGCCTTGACCTAGCGAATATGAAGTAGAGGCAACGTCGTCAATGGGTCTATCAAACGTGAACGTAGTACTCGTTGGCGTACCGGTAATCACATGAGTCCCATCGAAGTTGGGGTCCGTGCCGTAAATGGAGATAGACGTACCTACTGTCAGGTAGTGACGTGATCCCGTGACGGCAGTTGCAACGCCGTCCGATACGGATGCACTGGCGACGTTCACACGGATGGGAGGAGAACCTTGCCGGGTATACCACACACCTTCACGCAGGTTGCTTCTTAGAACTCCCGGATAGAGAGGGCTGCCTCCAAAGGCGCTGTAACCGCTGGGTACAAACTCTCCGTCAACAAGGTCTTCTTGCTGTACGTAATTCAAATCCAACTTCTGATAGATGCCTACCATCGGCTGCTCACCGTACGGATCGGGGTCGCTCCAAACAACCGGTACATCGACTAACGGGCGCACGTTGCTAATGAGTCGGCGCATAGCAAATCCGGCGTCGTCTTCTTCAGAAACAGGACGTAGGGGAGGATTGTCGTCGTCCAACGGGTCTACGTAAAACGGATCGGCGGCGTTGACCGATTGCGTCATACGGGTTGGGGTATCGGACCACCTTACATATGCATATGAAATCAGCGAAAGAAGGTCAGCAGGATAAGCGTTGGCGAAAGACTCTTCCGGCTGATCTAGCGAAAGCCAGTTAAACGCCGGATTGCTGAAACTACTTACCTTCCCGATACGGATCATCCTGCCCATATCGACGTAGTACTCATCGCACTTAACTACATCGATAGTGGATGAAATGTTGTCGAACACGGGCTGAGTCATGTCGAACGAGACGGTATCAGGAGATGAACTCCTGATTAGTGCCCACCCGTCAAGGCTGATGAAATTCTTTCCGTCAGCGATTGTGTTAGCAATCTCGGCTTCAATCCAACTCTTGAACAGGTTGCCATCAAGGAAGCCAGCAGGCTCGGTGGTGAGAACTCCGTGGGCCTCTTCATCAAGAGCGGTATCAGCGATATCTAGGTTCATACCCTCTTTTATTACTTTGATAGTGGTTGAACTAGGGACATCGTCAACTAAGTAAGCACCGTCAAGAACAACAACAACTTCCTCAGATTCAACCGTAGTGGTAATGGTCGCTCTGAGAACTCGCAGAATGTTTCCTACCTCAGCACCGTGGTCGCCATCAGTTGTGAAGATGACGTAACCATTGTCGTCAAAAGTGTCGACTGTCTCTGCTGATGTAATGACAAGATTCACTGGTGGAGCGTGGTAGACGTTCAATCCTTCTGAGCCATCGATGAACATGACCCAGTCATCGGGGTCATAGTTCCAAGCCGACTTGGCACGGGTGAAACTTTCTTTACGCCAGTTCTTAGCATTCGTCGGATTAGATAGAAACGAGTACTGAGAGAAGAACGAATGCTTTGCGTTAGGGAATGAATAATCCCAATTGACGACGTACTGACGTGGGGCCTCAGCAGTGTTCACGTCCATGACGTACATGGTGTCGCAGAATGCCTTGGTCCACGTCAAAGACTTCCCAAGATCAAACTCAAGATCTCCAAAGTACGTTGAAATAATTCCGTGAATAGCCATAATTGTTTATGGTACTGGTACCGGCAGCGGTTCTACTTTAAGAATATCTCCAAACTGGCTGGAGAAGTTACCTGCGCCGGGTCCGGGGCTTCCTCTAGTAATTCCGGGAATTGGAATTTTATCGAAAGGTTTTGCAGCGGCCCATGGATCGTTCGGGCTTCTATTTAGGTAAGAACCCGCTTGACCGGCTTTATCTTCTCTTTCAATTTGGTTTTTACGAGATTCGTATTCTTCTTTATTCCCCTTAAACCACCCACCGTCATCGGTTTGAATCCAAGATCCGGGATTATCTATTTCTCCCTGAGGCTTTCCGGTTGACGGATCAATACGGGCGCTGCGGGCAGAATCCCCCATTTCTTGTTTCCACTTTTCATCAGACGGCGCTTCTTTAATATTTGCCCATCCTTTAATGGTGTTTCGCCCAAAGTCGTGAATACCGCCGCCGATGTCTCCCAAGAAACCGCCTGATGGCTCAATGGCATCCCAAGCACTACCAAGTGCCTTGCCTAGACCATTAGCCCCTTTTCCAAGGTTCTCGGGAATATCACCAATAAACCCACCGGAGGGTTCAATAGCGTCCCATGCGCTGCCAAGGCCCTTTCCTACGGCCCCAAGACCCTTACCAAGGGCACCGACACCGTCTCCAAGCGCACCAAGAATTCCACCACCTGCACCCTTGGCAGCGTTACCAGCACCCTTGGCAGCGATAGTGAGATCCTCTAGACCCCCGCCGATTGCCTTCTGAGCCTGTCCAATAAAGCCACCGCCGCTTTTAGCAACATTACCAACAATAGTACCGATACTGGAGGTGGCTCCACTGGCGATGTTGGGGATGGCCGATGCGATAGCGGTGGTTCCTGCCATGGCCGCTAAGGGAAGCATACTCCCTACAGAGGAAGGTTCGTTTTCTTTTTTACGGCGACGACGGCGGGAGTCGTTGTCTGAACTGAACGGGTTATTGGATTGGGTTGCTCCCCCAAGCATTTCAGGAAGGGATAACGCTGCGTTGTCGCCGTAGTTGGTCCCGGTATTAATACCTCCGTGGTAAACCGGTAATGCCCCTGCTGATCCGAACTGATTAGGGTTGAGATCCATGGCAAATCACTTCAACATTGCATTGAAACCGGCTGCTGCAATTTTGGGTACGGCGTCCATTACGCCGCCAATGGTTCCTTCAAGCATTGAAGTAGGACTAGGGATCTTTCCACCTTGGTCTCCACCACCGCCGCCTCCCCCAAGGAGGTTTCCAAACTGTCCCCCAGCAAGATTCTTCACCATTCCTCCAATACCGCCGCCACCTGCTGCTGCGCCTTCGGCAGCACCGGCTGCGCCAGCAGCACCTTCGGCAGCACCGGCTGCGCCACCGGCACTAGCCAGTAACTCAGGAGCCATTGCAATAAGTGGTTCAAGAAAGGCCATTTGTAATCACTTCCGTCGTACTCGCTTGGGCATACTCCGGGCGATCTGTAACTTACTGGAGCGCTTTGGATCGTATAGACCGGCCTTGTCTCTCATTTCCTGAGCGATATAGGTCTGCATATACGGACACATGTGGCACAAGTAAGTTTGATACTTTTTCGGCACCTTGGGGCCGATCTGCTTGCTGTCGGAGCAGAAATCGATGCATTGATTACCCGGAATAGTGGGATTCTTGTGCTCATTATAACATTTGATGGCTTCGTCCTTGTAGTACGTCGCCTCCTCAAATAGCAGCCCGGTCTGCTGGTTGAGTTCCTTCTTCAGTTCGGTAACGACATCCATCTTCTCGTAGGTCTTCTGATCTACCGGAAAGACCTTGATGAAGCCCATGGCGTCGGTATCAGGTCGACCATGGCCGTGTCGACCAACGAAATCTTCCAAGATGGGGTCATACTCGGGAACCATAATGGCGGTCCCGTCCTCCATCTCAAAGGTGTAGTCCCTCTCAACTCCCATATCCATGTAGGAGATCTTGGCCGGTACATACGGCACATCGGAAGGGGGATCGGGCATGCGCTCAATCTTGGCGCACATCATGCAGGTGGCGAGGCGGGGCACGATTCTTACTCCTGTAGTTGTAAACGGTGCGTAGAGATATTACTGCTGATAGTGCTCGTATGCACGCATGTAGTCAGCCACTTCGTCTCGGCTAACTAGACCCTTGCTAAGGCCCGACCATTCATCATCAGTCATATCGAATAGGTCCTGCGCCGACTTTCCTTCTTGGTAGTGAAGGCGGGAGGCTAGGGAACCCGGCATGGCAGAGCGTTGTACCGCTCTGTTGGGGTCCGGCCCACGGTCGGGGTATTTATTGAAACCGTGAGACATGTGCGGCATTTCAGCCCTTCTTTCTAGCCACGGCGATATTGTCTACAGCGTTCGGATAAGGACGACCGGCCTTTTTTGCACGGGCCTTGGCCTCTGACTTCTCCGACGACGAGAGTTTCTCGCTGGTTTTCTTGGGATTCTTCTTATCCCATACTGGTTTCGAAGATGATTTCTTTGCGGTCATTTCTTCTTCTCCGCTTCTTTCATCTTCTTTGCACGCTCAAGATATCCCCGACCCTTGGCGACGGCAGATTCCTTGTCGCCACGGTGGCCCCATGCCTCCAGCGACAACTTGAGTCGGGTTTTCTCCCCGTTCTTCTCAAGAGGTCCGGCGCTAGAACCCATTCGTACTAGGAATGATCCTTTGCGTTTCATCTCCTCAGCACTCTTCGGCGCTCCCTTTACGGGTGCTTTCAGGTCGCTTCCGGGATTCTGCTTCTCATAAGAACGGCGACCCTTCTCATTGAGTCCACCCTTCTTGTTTTGACCTTCCTTGCGTTGCCATGCTGCTGATGCCACGAGTAACTCCTACGGTTTGATTGTCTTTTCTGCGGCGTTGTGCGCCTTTTCTCCGGCCTCAAGAGCGGCTTTACGCTTTGCCGCTCGGCTGCCATTGGTCCATTTGAAGGTCATACGCAGAGCGTTCCTCGCAAATGGCTCCAAGCCTTCTTCGTGACGCTTGCTCTTAATGTCGATTGGCTGCTTACCGGGCTTACCCGAGTCCTCTGCGTTCGCTGCTTCAGCGTACTCAGACCCGTGCCAACGGGGCTGCCCTTTCATCAGAGGGCAGGGTTATGCCGTGGAACGGTGTAGATGTCCCCGACAGGACCCGGCTCACGAGGAGTGATCTCCTCAAAGCAGTCACATTCGGTGTGCTTCTCAGCCTGACGGAACGTCGGCCACGAGAGGCGCTCAACAGGAGGATTGCTGTTCAATCCCCAGTCGGGTGAAAGATGGATGTACTTACCATCTCGCAGGCCCTGCTCAAGTTCTTCGTTCATGCTTCGGCTTACATTTACAGCCATGATTCCTCCAAAGAGATATGGGATAAGTATGCCATATATCGGTCAATCTTCCCAGCCAGCCATGATTGCTTTAGTAGTCATTTCCGTGGCTAGTTCAAGATGCTCATAGTTGCGCTCCCACAGGGCATCAGCATCGGGTCCTAGAGCATGGCTATGGTAAATATCATTGTTGGTCTTGGTATCAATGAGGGCCTGCTCGGGGGCTAAGAGCACATGACATAGTTCATGTACAAGTACCTTCTCCAGTTCGGCGTTTCCATGGCGTACAGCCGAGGGTAGGTACCACTTGATGCGGGCCTGCATGTACTGCCAACGGCTCTCAGTGATAGCGACTACTTTGAAGTCTTCGCCCGTAGTGTCGTCATAGAACGAATCAAGGAACACATGTTCGATTTCCCAATGGTCAAGACCCATGCGGCGCTGCCACATAGGGGCTTTCCTAGAGATAAAGGCTGATACTCGGTCGGTAGGATTCTTGCTCATGTGCACTCACAACATCGGATTGACCGAGGTCATGCCCCCACGCAGGGTTCCGCTCCAAGCCTGCTCCTGATAATCAGCCCGAGTATTGGGTTTGATGGTAGGAGACAGCCATGAACGGATACGGGGTGACCAACGCTCGGTGTCTAGAACGTCAATAATGGTGAGAGGTTGGTGAACGAAACCCAATTCCTCTTCGGGAAATAATACATATGGCACTGGCGGGCGAATCTGAGCAATCTGCTCCGACGGAATCGACATGAGTTCCATTGCCTCCGAGGCAGCAAACTCATTACGACCCTGCCACGGACGGGGAATCCATGGCTCGGGGCGTGTGCCGTCGTCATAGACATCGGCACCGCTGGACCGTTGTCCTACGGAACCGGGGTCGATGACTTGGCCGAAGCCGTCCTTGTCGACCCGAATAGCCATTAGGCGCTCGGAGCGTCTGAAGAACCGCCGATACCAAAGTTGGGGGCCAACTTCTCAGGTACATCATTCGGCTTATAAAGACCGTAGTAGGCAGCGAGAGACATACCTACACCCGCTGCAAACAGGATGAGGGCGTCTACGCTGACTACAGCGTCCCCTGTGGCCGTCTGAGAGGCGACAACGAGGCCCTGTGCAGCGTTCAGAACGATCATAAGAGCGCCCTTCAACTTGCTGGAGGCGTCCATCTTGGTGATGAGGCCAACAAGGATGGGGATTATGGTTCCGAGGAGAAGAGTTACAGCGACAGCGCTGATGGTCACGGGGAGTACTCCTTGTGGTAAGGATTATCAAGATGCCACTGGACATGTTGATCAATGCGGGCGTCTACTGATTTTACATCATTTTTGATTTCGGCTACATCGTCCCGAATACCGGCTAGGCGCTGCTGCACCATGCCGTGGTCTTCAATGTTCTTTTTAGCCATCTGTTTCAATGAAACGATAAGTGTGATTAGGCCAGCCACGATTGTGCCAAAGGCACCAATGGCGGCAGCGATGATCACTGCAATTTCGCCGGTCAACAGACTGCTCCTTCAATAGAAGAAAGCATTTCAAATACTCTCCGTGTCATTTCTCAAATGCCGTTACGTGGAACCGCTCGTCTCGCTTCAGTTGCTGCATGACCCACGGATTGATGATCCTATGGATACGGCCTTGATATTGATTACGGTCGATTTGACGGTGTTCTTTTTCTTGGCCCCACGAGCCGACATGTGGTGAAACAAGTCGTCGCTTGGGAATAAGAGGAAAGGAGTGCGCTGGAAGTTTCATCGCCCCGGATAGGCAACAGCCATGCCCATACCTCGACCCGCCCACGGTGGGGCGAGTTTACGTAGATGACTGATACGGTCAGGGTCAACGTCCTGACGCTTCCAATCATCAGGATTCTTGCCGTAGTTGACGAGTTTCTCCCCCACCTCAAGACCAAGTCCGGGAGGAACGTATTTGAGACCCTGAGCCTGCATTTGAAGCCCAGTAAACGGGTTCATTTCTTCAGGCCAAAGATAATCGTCGGGGTCTCTCTGCTCGCCTTTATGTACACCCCTTGTATAGGGCTTGCTCGCCGTACGCTGCTTGAGACCGTTAAGAAGGCGGTCCTGACGGCGTGTATTGATGGTACCTAGGTATCCATCGGGATAAGTCGCTTCCGGCGTGGAGCGCCATTGCATACGCAACTTGTCCAAATCGTCGTGATAGAACGGCGAAGGACCCCCAACTTCCGCTGCTCGGAAGGGGGCGTCACTCTGTGGATAATCACGAGAGAGGGACTGACTGAACGATGCCATAGTTATTACTAATCATAGCATCGGTACACCATTAGGTCTTAATGATGTAATTGGTAAGAATATACGGCTGCATATTGTTGTGCTCGCCGTCCCCACCAGTATTTTGGTTAGTGGCCGTGGTGTTTTGGTTAGTGGCCGTGGTGTTTTGGTTAGTGGCTGTACTCCCGTTAGTAATAATACGGGCGTTAGGACTGCCGCCAACATATAGACCTTGGTAAGCATTCCCGCCACCCCCGTCGGTAACAATAGCGTTGTTGATACCGTTACTGCCGTCGTACGAACCAGCCGAGTGTGCGTGTGAATCCTGCGTATGTGTGTGGGCGTTCTGAGTATGCGTGTGAGCGTTCTGTAAGTGGGTGTGACTAGGCATCTCACTGACAATGAGCAAATGCTTTTCCTCACCACCTGTGCCGCCAAGAGTGTTAGACACGCTCAGTCGACCGGCATCGCTACCACCCATGTTGTCCAAAGCAACCGGGGCACGACCACGAAGGTCAGGGATATTGAAAGTAGTGGACCCATCGCCGGAACCGTAAGTGGTCCCGATTACGGAATATAGAGCGGCATAAGTAGATCTACTTACAGCCTGTCCGTAACAAAGAAGCCACCCCGTAGGAGCCTCTGAACCGGCAAATGCTGTTAGAGCGCCGGTAGGAGAACTAGATACTGATTGGGAGATACCTACGGGATTGACCTGATCTACCCGCATATCCTCGATCTCAATGATTGAAGCCTTAACGGTATTTGAGGCTGACGTAAGAGCCTTAACGATCACTTTATATAAAGGTCGAAACTCTACGGACGGGAAGTCCCCCAAATCCATACTTGACCAGTCGTACTCCTGAACTTTTCCAAGATTGGAATTAGAGTACTGCCCCATTATGGAAAGTACTGGGTAATTCAAGTTAGTTGTCGCCACGATAAACATGGGAACATGGTGGTTATTTGATACATCGGTGGTCGACCACGTACTACCTACAACCGTATTGTACTTAATAGTCGTAGTTCCCTGTTTCATAGGGAAATCAGTAGGCGAATCAACTACCCAGTGCGCCCCTGATCGGTACAGTACCGGAATGCGAGCAGGTCCTTGTAGATCCTGCTGCCAAGTATTAGCCGTTGGGCTATTGGAATGTGTGATATCTACCTGAAGGTCTTCATCAAAGAACGTACCATCGGCAATATCCAATTGCGCGTGAGTATTGGAAGACCCATTACCGCCTAGGACGTAGTTAGAAACCGTAAACCCGTTAGCAATAGCAGCCCCACGGGTACGGTGTAGATATTCATGAGTCTGCCAATCAAGAACAATCCCATGCCGTTCATCACCGAAGTACTCAGCCTTATCAGTATCTGAGTTCCAGTATACGTAAGCCGTAGGTGTATCCGAATCCCAGTCAAAGTAGGAAGCCTTATAACTGAGAACACCTTCGCTTGAGTAATAAATATAATAAAAAGCAGAGGTGTCAGGAAGTACAACCGTCTCAGTGGAGATCTTCCGGTAAGCAGTTCCTACGCACCACACCTCAAAGTAGTCACCGACTGGCGAGATACTGAACGTGCGGGTGCTGTTATTGAATGAGATGACGCTTTGCGACTTATCGGTATGCCCGATGGGTTCCTTTGTCGCAACTGTTATAGCCTTATGGAGAGGCTCATCTTCTGTGTAGGACGCTGATACAGAACTAGACCCGGCCCAAATAGGGAATGCTGGATCACCGCCCTCAAATACAACATAACCAAACGAGCCTGCCGATGGGTAACCACCAATAGCGGCCTGCATGGTGACCTTTACGTCCCCAAACATCTGAGGGACATAGGCCGTTATCTCAGAACCGGTTACGTTGACACACCGGGCCTTGTAGATGCCTGAATAGATCTTGGTACCCGATGCGGTCATATATAGACCTTACCGTACTTCAGCGGGCAAACGTACGAAACACCATGGCAGAGATCTCTTTGCCCTCGGCGTTCTCAATGGTGTCAAAGCCAACCACGAAGGCTAGGTCGGTACCACGAGGCGCTACGTAGCCACGAGCAATGGCAAGGGCCTTTACGGCCTGCCCTACTGCACCATGGCCGATTGCACGGAGCACGGGGTACCGGTGGCTATCGCTAATCGACTTACTAATAGCAGCCGCAACGGATTGTGGGGCGCTAGATGCCGAAACACGCAGAACGGTGTCGTCAGTGTATTCCTCAGTCATTTCCTTACCTCTATTAGGACAGTATGGAAATGGTATCAGAATTACTAAAGTTGGTAAATAACGATTCGGGCACCTGACGGTTCGTCAGGCGTTGTATATACTTTCGTAGCCTTTATGCTCGTTACCTGCGAGTCGTCACGGTAGAGCACGCCGGTCATGGAATCGAACGTGGACCGGATGAGTTTGTCGATGTCAGGCTTCTTGTCGCAGAACAGTTTGCTCTTCGGTGCCGACTTCGGCTTCGGCATGATGAAATTGATTTCGACCCCAAGAGGTCCTTCCAAGAGTTCACCTGAAGCGATGTTTGAAGCCTCACGAGCCACTTCTGCACGCCACGAAGATAACTTTTGACGACCAGTAGTTGAGGAACCATCGACCACAACAGCACGTCCTCCACGGACAAAGGCGGTTTTAGATCCTTGCGGTGCTGGTGTCCCATAAACCCTGAACTCAATCATTACTAAACCTTCCATAGGTTATGTTGGAAGGTTGTTTGATGTCACTATTGCGAAACGTCCAACATTCACCTGTCTCACGAACAAAGCAAACCCAGCATAGATCGTGATCAGGCCCGTAGTCTATTAGCGCTACGGCCCATGCAGCCCCTTTAGGAGTGTCTAGAGGCTGAGGAGGGTTCAGTTGCAGCATCATGCTACTTACCTAGATATGGCTCTAAAGCCTTATCTACCTCTTCAATCTTGTACTCGTGAACCCATGTGTACTCAGACATAAGTAGGCGGGCGAGTTTCTTACACTCTTCCTCAAGACGCTCAATCTCTCCGGCTGCCTCGGCAAACAAGGTATCGCCGGTATGAACTGACCATGACCACAGTCTACTAATCAAGGAGTCCATCGATCACTCCGTCTGTTCATACCTTCACGACCAACCCGGCGTGTGAGTTCACGGCTGATGAGATTCACACACCTCTCACGGTTCTCCATAGTTACCTGAAGAAGTTTCCGCTTGGCCTTAGCAGTCAGATATTCCGATCTAGCGCTGAGGACGTTCTCGTCCACGTCACGTTCGGCTCTAGCCTCAGTGACCTTCTTGCCGTTGAGCATGACAATCGCCTCTTGCGTCTTGAGATTGGCTTCCGATTCAGCCTCAATGATCTCTGCTTGAGCAACTTGCGTTGCGAGGTAATTCTGCCAAGCAAGTTGCTTTGAGAAGTGCTCCATAAGAAGTGCATCGGATGTCTCAGTCACGTCCCAAGGTAATTCAGGAATCTCGTAGTCAGGCTCAGGATCGAAGCGCTCGGCTTCGTTTTGAAGCAGTGCTTCGTCTGACTCGTACGGAGGGTTTATTCTCCTTACTTTCTTCACTGTCATTTGTTGCTCCCCAACATGTAGTTCGGTATTCGCAGGCCAAGCAGGTTTTCCCGTCTTGGGTAGCCCAGTCAGGGCGCTCAGCGATACTAACGTCGTCAAGGCGTACGGCCTTTGCTACCTGTTCCGCTTCCCCAAGTACCCTGCTAATGAAATCGGGATTGTACTTCACGACAAACTCCTTCACCTCCTGAGTGGGCTTCCACTCATAGATGAATACGATCTCATCAATGTTGAGATCAGGATATTGAGTCTGAGCGATGTGTAGGTAGATCTGACCCTGCCTGATATGTGTGGCAAACGGTCGTTTGATCATGAACCATAGTTCGTCCGGCGTCAGTTGCTCTGACTGGTACTTGTCGAACAGGCTGAATGCTTCAAACCTAAGAGTTGAGATACCTACAGTCTTAATCTCAATCATTCGGTACACACCGTCATCCAGTATCACCACCCCATCGCTATGACCAGCGATCATCAGGGCGTCATCTACTAGCGAAACTTCCTTGTACCTAAAGTCAGGACTGAAACAGTTTGGGCAGGTTATTGGGGTACCGCCTACCCATGTGTGCCCGCAGGGCTTACACATCCACGTACCCCACATGACTCCCATCTCGGTAAGCCATCGCTGATACTTGGCGTGGACGCTGTGTCCATAGTCGAAGACGTTCTCTAGACGGAACGAAGGAGAACGACCTTTGTAATTGATCGGCTCTCCCGTAATGCGGTAGAAGTCATGGCGTCCACACCATGAAGACTTAGCCATCTCAGATGGATGCATTACGTCGTCACGTCGTGATGAGGGCTGCTGAGCCTTCTTCAGTACGTGGCGTTCGATATGAGGGAGAAGAACATCCTTCCGTCGGTAGGTGTTCTTCAAGTCCTTTAGATTCATCGAATGAGTCGATTTAGTTCAGCGGTGTACTCGGGGCAGAACACTGGGATAGAGACGCCAAAGGTGTAACCGGCAGCCTCTTCCATACCCGCCCAAGAAGGATCTGAAAGAATGTCAACAACTGCGCCTGCTAGAGATCCAGCCTCGTCAATGGTGTCGCAGGCGGTCTGCCCTAGATCAATCAACTCGGAGCGGCTGGCTCGTGGGAAGTAGTCCCTCATGGCATCCACATAAGCGTCTACCAACGACGCCTTTGAAATGGTGGTCGTAGTCGGTCGATAAGCCGATGAGGGGGGCGAAGATGAGGTCGATTCCGAAGAGCAAGCGCTGAGTGCCGCCGCCGCCAAAACCAAGGTGAGTGCTACAAGTAGTTTCTTCATTGTGTTCCTATTCTGCTGGTTGTGAGAGTTCTAGGAAGTCCGATTCTTCAAGAAGAACGTACGACCTACCCGCCAATTCGATGTGAAATACCGGGGTTCTTCCTTCTTGCCATGCGATCTTTCGAACTGACTCTAGATCGGATGCCTTGATGGTGATCTGCTTTTTATCAGTTCTTTTCATTTCCCACAAGAAGCCTTCGTGGCCTCCTGATCTTACGTCGTGCTTTCTCTGCCAACCGTTACCTGATCCGGCGTTTCGGGAACCACCGGTAACCTTGGCGATGCGCTGCTCCTGTTTACGAGACCGTGAAATTCTTTCGTCAGTCATTAGGATTACTTGGCGTCCAATCGAACAGGTCGTTCCATCCTGTGTTTTCAAAGTGCATGATGCCCATGATGTTCCACAGAGCCTGCGCCCAATGGTCCTCGTCGGTTTCTCCACGGCGAGCCGCCTCAATATGACGCATAGCAGAGGCTAGAAATCTAGAGCACGGAATACCCTGCGCCCAGTTGGAGTCACCGTACAGCAGACCTCCACGGTAGTACACATCCGCTAGACGACGTAAAGGCTCGGGCGGGATGAGGTCATATCTAGGCTTATCAATGTTCGTATCACGGATGGCCCCGGAGGAAAACTCTTGAGGTTCTCCTGTCTGTAGCGTCTCATAGGAAGTCATCGTCCGACTGCTTTACGGAGTGCGAGCCATGTTGAGTGGTACACACCATCAATATCATTAGGGTCATCGTCGGCGTCGACCCATTCAATGATCAGGGAGCGCAGCCGCTCAATCTCCTCGGCAGCCTCCTCCATGAGCGGGTAAGGCTGCTTCACGTCATTTCGAAGACGGTGTATGAGTTCATCAGACATTAGATCTTTAACTCTCCGTGATATCGGAAGGAATCATTCTTAACGGCAAGGAGTTGAGCCTGTACATACGGGACATCGTCCCACATAACAGTGTCAACAAGTTTTACCACTTGGAAGCGACAGTGACACTCAGGCTCGATATAAGCCCGCATTGAGGCTTCCGTGTAGTACCTGAAACTTCTCTTGTTCCAAAACGAGATATGGGTGGGATCACACCAAGCGCCGACACCATTAGTGCTCGGTACGAGAATGTCCAGCAAACCCCCGTGAGCAAGAACACGCCATGCCTCATTCATAGTGAACACGGGGTCCCATAGATGCTCAACAATGTCATGAGCACGGAGTAATCCTACAGAGTCGTTCTTAAGATCCCAATCCATGTTGAGGTCCCCAAGTATGTCCGCATTGTGGCGGTCGTAGGATTCATATCCCGAAGGGCAACCGATTGCACCACCTAGATCAACAAGGCGAAGACCCTGCTCACGGCTCCATTTCTCCTGCATGGGTATGAAGTACTTATCGTGGTTCTGCCACATGGTTTCGTTGATCTCCTGCTGGAGACCTAACCATGTGTTGTTCCCATGTACCCGATACAGATAGAGGGGCTTATCGATATGCCTGATAGTGCCTTTGAGATAACTACGAGCACATAGATCGTGATCATCGGAGATCTTCATGTCGGCGTGGCCGCCAATGCTCCAGTAGAAATCCCTACGCCAAGCACGTACGTGGTTGGGGGCAAACCAAATGCGGCTGAAGTTGGAAGGGGTTGGCTCGGGAGATACAGCCTCTAGAACCTCGTGACCCTGATACTGGTGCTTACGCCAGTCCCAACCAAAACCGTCAGCCCATGTGTAGGGATTCCAGTCATCGTCCACTTGAAAGCAGTTTGAGTACACGAAGTCTTCAGTGCACCGGCTGATCTCATCAAGGCAATCCGGTGTGAGTTCGTCGTCATGATCAAGTTCGACAACGTAGGTACCCTGACAGTGCGATACGGCTTCTCGCTTCAGAGAACCGACCATGCCGGTGGAAGTACTTGTAAATACTTTGACTCTAGGGTCAACAAACTCAGGAGCATCGCAGTCCCCGTTGACAAGAATGATCCATTCCCAGTTGGAATGAGTCTGAGCAAGCAGGGACGCATATGCGAGATTCAGGTACTTCGTATTGTTGGTAGGAGTGAATACGCTTATAAGCATGCTGTTACGACCTACATGCCCTTAGTAATAGAACGCATCACTTCATCGCTCATGGCCCTAGCAAGTTCGGGTTCCTCTCGCAGGGATGCAAGTACTGCCTCTTTGCCCTGCCAGCGATTTCCTTGATACTCGTAGTACGCCCCCCGGCGCTCCACAAGGTCACTTGCTACGGCCAAACTGAATACTTCTTTGACTGAGTCGTACTCACCCTTGTGAAAAGGCAAACAGTCATCGAAGTAGAAATCTACGACCCCCATCCGTTGCGGAGGGGCGGTCTTGTTCTTAAGGGTTCTCGCTTTGATGGCAAGCCCGACTTTCGACTTGTCTTTCTCCAGCCACTCATCTCTCGCCACTTCGACACGGGTGAAGTAGTGGAAGTTCTTGGCTTTTCCACCCGGCGTGGTTCGGGGGTCTCCGTAGACGATTCCGATCTTTTCTCGCCACTGGTTGATGATGAGTCCAAGACAGTTCCTTTCCTCGTCTACCAACGAACGCTTCTGAGCCTTGGAAGACTTCCGCATAAACTTTCCCGTAAGACGTGCTCCTAGACCAACGGCAAACTGCTCCATGGTCTTCTCGTCCTCTTCTCCGGGTACAAGAGCAGGTAACGAGTCGATAACTACAGCGTCAACTGCCCGAGCATCAAGAGTGTCGATAACAATCTGATACGCCTCTTCCATCACGTTAGTAGTGGCAAGAGTGATCCGACTTAGATCTACACCTAGAGTTTCAGCCCAGTCAGGGACGAACTCTTCAGAAGCAACCCAAAGACATTCGTAGTCAGGGTTCAAAGCCATGTTTGCAGCAATGGTCTTGAGGACCATGACTGTCTTACCGTTTGACTCATTTCCAATGATCTCGTTCCACTGGTTTAGAGGCCAGCCTCCACCGAGCATCACATCAAAGGAAAGAGATCCCGTAGTCGCCCTAGGAATAGAGGAGTGATTGACCTCGTTGCCACGAACAAGCGTGTCACTTCCGTAACGCTTGTTTGATTTTGCGATGATTTCTTCAAGGTTTGAGTTCACTAGAATTCCTGTAGGACGATGGGTTCTGAGTCGGGAAGCACAGTGATAGCAAGACGAATTTTCTCAAGGGCCTCAGGGATCGGAATCCCCAGTTTCACCATTACTAGAAGTGCGTCAGTGTTATTGGACACGAGAACTGTCTTGCCGTTGGAAATGTCGTCAACGGCGACTTTAGAGTCGACAAACTTCTCATGTTCTAGGGAAAGATAGTGGCCTAAGAACAACGACGGCGTAAGCGCTGCCGCATCATTACTTGGGGTATTTGTCTCCATAAGGTCCTTCTACAACGATTGCTCGGAGCGGCCTACCTTGTACAAGGGCTGCCGCAGCACGATGGTGTCCCGAGAGGATCAGGTTTTGGGTACCTGTGCTCGGGTTGAGTGGATTGGGTTCACGACGATAGACCATTGGGAAGCGATTGCCAATAGTTGCTTCCTTGGAAGAAGTCTCACCGGTACGTTCGTAGTCGCCGGTCAGGTAATGCTCAACGTGATGCCTAAGGATATGGGGCTGAGTGGCGAGAAGATCTACCGGATCAACCTCCTGCAATTGCGGAGGTCGACGTAGAGCCTCATTAACCAGTTCTTGATTAAAGCGGCCACGATCCTTCAAGTGTCCGGCAGAACCCCATGGCGTACTTTGCCTAGATGAAGCACCCTGAGGGAACAGGCGATCAATGCCCTGACCAAAGAACTGTTCAGCCCTTAGGTTCTTGGCTACGATCTCTGCCCTGCTCATGTCATGCTCCCTGCCATACGGATGGGTCACCTTGGGTGAACATCCCGTTGAAACCACAAGTATAGCAAACGGGAGCAGGCGCTGGCCCTCGGGCAATCCCTTGGGATCGGCTGAAGTAGTGCCCGCTACCGCATTTAGGACATAGGTTTGTTTCAGTCCTTACAGCCTCACCTCCCTGCCACATCATTGCGGCCTCATAAAGGTTCTCAGGTGTGACCCTGATCTGCTGCTGAGGCATGGCGGTAGGGGCCTGAGGGTGCATCGGCTGTTGGTACTGAACCTGTTGCTGCTGATATACAGCAGGAGCCTGCTGTCGTTGAGCAGGAGCAGCGGGATTACCTAACTTCCTAGCCCACCAACCATCATCTGTAGACATTACTTAGCCTCCGACCAGCACTTTGCTATGCCCGCCTCAGCGGTGAGCGGGACCTCTCCTAGGATGGGTAGACCACCATAAATGACACCCTCCATGGTTTCCACAACCAAGGATTTGGCTTCCTCCACCATACCTTCGGGCGCTTGAACGATCAACTCATCGTGCACGTTCAGGAGAATCTGCATGGGGGTGTTCTTCGTGCGCTCATGCAAATCAACCATCGCCAACTTCATGACATTGGCTGCAAATCCTTGAACAATAGAATTAATTACCTGACGCTCGGCTCTAGCCCGGTCCTTAATCTCCTCGGCATACAGATCCGGCAGTCGTCGGCGGCGACCGAACGGAGGAACAACTGCGTAGGGAATGCTCTTGGCGTCTTTGCGCCTACCGGTGTTCCTAGACTGAACGATCATCCGGTCTTTCCATTCGGACAACCCAGCGAACTGCTCAAAGTATCTAGAGATGAACTCTTGGGCCTGTTCCATCGAACAGTTAGCAACCTGAGCAATCTTGTTAGGTCCAGCCCCATAGAGGGTTCCGAAGTTCTGAGTCTTCCCCACCTGACGCTGGTCTTTGGTTACCTCTTCCAAGGGAACATCCAACATGGCCGCAGCCGCCTGAGCATGAATGTCCAGTCCGTCCCGGAATACCCGAACCATCTCAGGGTCATTAGACAGGTAGGCAGCGCATCTGAGTTCGATTTGGTCATAGTCGGCAACTACTAGAAGATGACCATCGTCAGCAATAAACGCATCCCTAATTACATCTCCTCTAGGGATCTGCTGAAGATTGGGGTTCATACTGGACAGACGACCGGTGACGGTTCGATGCTGATTGAAAGAGGTATGAAGTCGACCGTCTACAAGTTTCTCGGTAAGACCTTCAATGAAGGTACCGATGATCTTGTCCTTTTCAGACCATTCAAGCATTAGTGATGCAAGTTCATTCTCTTTTGCGTAGTGCTCAAGTGTTGCCTGATTCAACTGAGGGGTATTCGTCTTCGCCGTGAAGGTAAGGGGCTTGAGTCCCTGACCGCCATCCTTCTTGGGTCCAAAGAGATACTTCCGCTTCATTGTTGGGTTTGAGATGGGGAACTGCTCTCCGCAGATACTCCAAATCCTTCCCTCGGTGGCAGCCCTCTCGTGCTCAAGTTCAGCGCCACGGCGCAAAAGAAGATCGACATCGATCTTGATACCGTTCAATTCCATATCCATAAGAACTGGATATAGAGCCATCTCAACTCGGAATGTTTCCTGAAGATCCTCGTACTGTCGAAGCAACTTCATGTGTTCCCGATAGTAGATGTAGGTGTACCAAACGTCCTTCGCTAGGTACTTGGCGACCTGATCAATTGGCTGCTCATGTACACCTAACTTACCCAAGTTAGGGTAGAACTTAGATCTGACATCAGGATTTGGCGATACCCTCAGCCAGTCCATGATTAAGTCTTTGAGACCGTACCTATCAAGGTTCTCATCAAGAACATGGGTAAGAAGAATGGTGTCCACATATGGACCGGGGGCAATCTTCCCCTTGTAGTACTTGGCAATCGACTCTAGGTCGAACTTCAAGTTATGACCGATCTTTGTCCGGTCACTGAACATGAGAGGTCGGAGCATCTCAAACACAACGTCTTGACGAAGTTGTGGACCGGGGTCGGCAAACGTCGCTGGGATTGTGTAAGCCTTCTTGAGGTTACTCAGTTTCCCACTCTTAAGGATCTTGCGTTCTTCTTCGGGTGGAAGGCGCTTTTCCACGTATGAAGGAGTTAGAAGAACTCCCTTAGGATGACCCATAGGAATGAGTACGACACGATCAGGAACAGCAAGTCCGATCCATGAAATCTCATTGACCTTCGGATGGGCGAAGTTTGTCTCTACGTCAACGACAAACTCGTCGTACTTAGATACGTGATCCACTGCCGCCTGTAGTTGCTCACGGGTGCGGATCACCAAGGGGGAAGGCCGAAGCCTTCCCCCTGTGGTGGTGGACCCGTTCATCAGTCGTATTCGCTGATTTCCTGAGCGATCTCTTCCAAATCCGACTTCTTGGGGATTTGGATGATCGATGAGTCGTACTTCCCGGCAGACTTGATCTCCGCTGCCGTTGGGGGAGTGATCTCGTAATCCTCAAGGAGAGCGTTCTCACGCACCGGGATTACGTTGACCTGAGTGTTCTGCTTAACGCCGGACTTTGAAACGGCGAAGTAGCCCTTTGAGAGAGGACCAATCTTCGGGTTGTTGGCGTAAGTCTTGAGAACATTGAAGATGCGAGCACCGACATCCCAAGTCTTGAGCATCACCTGACCGTCATCACCGACGAGGGCGACATTGAACGCCGACACGGCTTGAGGTCGATCTGCAATGGAGCAGAGCGGGCAAGTCTTGCCAACGGTTTCAAGGCAGGTGTACGCACGCTTCTGCGGACCCTTTGCGGTCATGCGATCTACCCAGTGACGGCGGTAGTTTGCGTACGGCTGGTCATCAAGGAACTTGATGATCTGAATGTCGTTCTCCAACTTGAGAACCTGAGCGTAATCGGAGGACGAGTCCATCGTCTTCTGACCCTCAGTCCAACCACCCCGGATAGCAAGACCCGAACTATCGGACGAGTCTTCCTCTTCTTCCTTGGGTGCAGAAGAGACCCTAGGGGATACTTCTTCTGTGTCATCGTCGTCCTCAACTTCGGGGCGACGCTTCATGGTGCGAGGACGGGGTTCGAAGTCCTCGTCATCCTCGTAATCGTGTTCTTCGGTGGGCATATCAAGCGCTGTCTTTCTGTGAAAGTGTGATGTAGAGGTCAGTGACCCGCTTAGCGAATCTCTGAGTTGGTGGCTTCCCGTTGAGGATCACCTTCTCCTCGGAAGCGATGCGGAGTGTACCCTCAATCTGCTCTCGGGTCCACAACCTCTTGCCCTTTGGTTTGGTGCCGGGAAGTGATTCCCCCCGTGGACGGGGAGACCTGTAGGGAGTGTTGGGCATCAAGCCTTTGTTCTCCCAAGAACGGATAGTAACAGGAGATTTACCAAGAGCGGCAGCAAAGTGAGAAATTGTGAAAAATTCCTTGTCTTCACCACGGAACTTGTAGTGGACAGGATTCTCATCCCAGCCCTGTAGTTCCTTCTTAGGCTCATCTGCTTTACGGTTGATCGGTGCTCGCTTACCGGGCCAGTTAGGAAGGTCAGCGAAGCGATCAAGTAGGGGATCAGACATCATTTATTCAAGTATTCCGTGACCCGGTCATACAGTGCAATGACTGACGCCTGAGTGTTTGGATTAGCAGGATTAGAAGACCTAAGCACCTGTTGGATCAGCCTGAGATCTTTCACGGTCAGTTTAAACGGTTCCTTAGCCATCACTTATCCTTTACTAGGATGAAGGCAAAGGACTCCTTCTCTGTGTAAAGAGTGGCGACTTCCGAATCAGGAATCAGTCCGGCGAAGTTTGCGGCAAGAAGGCCATCCTCGCTGATGACTGTGATCGTCTCTAGGCAGGTATCTTCAAGCCCATACTTCTTGATGATCTCAAGAGCGTGCTCGTCATTCATTACCTGAGATACACGGCGCTCACGCTTAACTCCCTTGATGCCATCAATAGGATCTTCTAACTCAAAGAACCTGTTCCCCTTGTCATCAGGCTGGCCTTCTTCTGCAAGAAGATCCATAAGGGACTTCTTGATGGAGTCTTCGTTCTTCTGCAAACCTTCCCGGCCCTTGCGGAACTGAAGGTACTGCTTGATGAGATCAATCGGATTGTTCAACGTCTTCTTCTTTTCCCTTGAACCACCTATAGGTGGCTAGCCAACCGGCCCAAAAACCTAATGCGATACCAAAGAGTGTCGACATAGTCCCCCTTCAATCTCGGGGTACGAACCATAGTTCGTTCTGCCATGCCTATCAAGTGTTCTGTAGAAACTCCCGCAGGCTGGATAGATCCAGCACCAACTGTCCCTTGGCATCAAATTGACCATCGATAAAGGCTTCAGAAATCTTTCTTTTCTGTATAAGCATTTCATACTGACGCTCTTCGATTGTCGATTTACAAAACATGGAGTCGATCACGATGCTCTCATGTCGTGATGATGTTCTATCGATACGGGCTACACGCTGGGCAAATGACCCTGCCGACCACGGAAGGTCATAACTAATCAGGTGAGTACCAGCATCTAGGTTCACGCCGTAAGCCCCAGCATCGGAAGAAAGAAACACACGACATGAATAATCTGAATTAAATTTCACGATTCGCTCATCACGAATTGCAGCAGGTACATCACCGGAAAGAAGGGTGTGGCCGTATCTGCTCTTCTTAAGTTCGATAGAGATCAGCGAAAGCATTGCCTTGAAACCCGAAAAGATCACGACCTTGTTCATCGGGTCTTCGGAAAGGATCTCGTGAACCGTATCCATAAGAGCAATGAGTTTGTTAGAGGTAGACGGAATCTTATCTAACCTCCCCGAAGCCTTTAGTTCGGACGCTAACTGAGATCCACCGTGTACCGCCTCGTCATCGAAGTCTGATGCGCTCTTTAGAAGAAGAGCCGGGTGGCCGCACAACAGACGCATGGCCGTTACTCGGGACATGATCATCCCCTTGAACTGGTTGGCAGCCTCGTCATCCATTGACCTGCCGTAATTGGCAAGTAGATCAAATCCACCCATACCAGCCGCCATAGCCATATCAATAACGTCTAAGAGATCGACCTTCAACTCGTTGTAAAGATCAAGGCTCCAGTTATCAAGTGGAACCGGCGTCTCCATGGTCATCAAGGCAGGCAAGAACTCGGCAATGTCGGCCCTACTCCTGCGGAACATTGCTTCAGACATTTTCTGAGAGAGGGTGTCCAAATTCTTATAGAACTTAGGACGGCCCCAACTATCCCGTGTAATAAATGTCCTATCAAACTTCTCAAAGGACCCGAGCACGTCCGGGTCTACAAACTCCATGATGGAGAACAATTCCTCAGGGCGATTCTCTACGGGCTGACCTGACATACCAATCCGATAGGGAGTATGCCTCCCCAGCGCTTTTAGTCGGCGTGACTTCTTGGCTTTGAAACTCTTGATGTTCGTAACTTCGTCCGCAATAACAAAGTCGATTGGGAGATAGTCCTGAATCAGATCCCAGTCATGAATAAGGGCTTCGTAATTGAGAATCGTGTATCGATACTTATGAGCCTTACGGTACTGACCCGCCCTCTGCTGCTTAGACCCATCTATTACATGAGCAGTAGACCCTGACCAATATTCGATTTCTCTCTTCCACTGAAACTTGGTTGAGTTCTGCACGAAGACACAGCCAGCCACGATCTTTCCCTCAGAGGCTAGTGATTCCACAGTCTCTATGGCGGTGCGAGTCTTACCCGATCCCATAGTCATAGCGAGTAGCAGGCTCCCACGACTGAGAGCCTGATCTACTGCCTGTTCCTGATAAGGACGAAGGGGAGGAAGATCACTCATATTCCGCTTCGGGGCATTCCCCATCGGCCCAAAGACGGATACCCGGAGAGCAAGGATCATACCCTTCTTCCCAAGCGGCCTCTTC